TCGTCTTCTTCGTCTTCTTCGTCTTCGTCTTCTTCGTCTTCGTCTTCTTCGTCTTCGTCTTCTTCGTCTTCGTCTTCTTCGTCTTCGTCTTCTTCGTCTTCGTCAACAGCACTATCAATACTTTTAGATTTTCCAGATGCCCTGGATTTTTTCGACTTCAGTTTATCATCATCATTATCATCATCATTGCTGACTGTCTGCAAGAAAATCTCTTTCAACTCGTCATAATCCTTAATGATAAGAATATCATCAAGGCAAGTCGCCTCGGACAGAATATCCTCATCATAATCCTCACTACGTGGCTTGAAGTTGATACTTACAACCTCATAAAAACTTCTGCTATCTTCAAAGCTCCTCTCCTCAACACCGCATTTCAAAGTGAAACCGCCTTCAAGTTCCGCAAATTTCTCATAGTTATCATCTTCGTCTGAATTCCTGATTTCTGTGTCGAGCTTCTTGCCAAACAGGTAATGAGATATATCCCATATCTGGACGCCTTTGTTTTTATCTTTCGTATCAATGACATTGAAAAGCTGCCTCTCCTTCGGAGCCAAATCCTTGATGAGCTTCTCGTTCGCATCAGGGTCTTTCATCAGCTTGCTCCTGAAATCACAAATCGGACAAGGCTCACCGCATGTTTTTTTGGGACAAACATAAGACGTCTGGTCAATACCAATAAATCGATGAACAAAATACGTTCGCTCATAGTAAATCTCCCCCTTGTCAGCATAGGGATTACCCTCCCCAACCTCATAGGGAATCACATCAAGACGAACAGCCTTGTCGCTCTTCAAAGCAAACAGCTTTTTATCATCTGGCAGCTTGAATGCAGTATTATCAAATCCTACCTTATGCTTCTCAGCTCTTCGCTTTGCAGCAACTGCCGTACTACGACTTTTTCTCATCTCTCTTTTCTTTTTATTCTTTGACATTATGTTTTCTCCTTTTAATTTTAATAAAAACCTTACCTTACCTCACCTTACCCCATCTCACCTTACCGAACCCTACCTCACCTCACCTTATTATTTTTTCATCGTTTTGAAAATCATCAAATTCATGCTGCCTTCTCATAATCTCCTTCCCCCTATAAAAACCGACAGTCCCAAGCTTAACACAAAGAAAGACGAGGAGTGGAAGTACAATAATCACTCCCAACACTATCAAAACACAATCAAACACTGTCATTACCACTACCTCTTTTTCTTTCCTGATGTTCTGGTCCTATTTCGTACTGATTGCCTTTCGACTTCGCCCATTGCATCCCTCGAATTCTCGGATGCCCGCGGTGTCGCAAAATACTTCTGGCCATGCAAATCAACAAGCCTCTCCAAGGCTCTCTTTCGTTGTTCAAGAGATATGGTAACTTGTCGTAAAACACCTGCACGATGCTTCGCCACATCAATCTCTCCTTGAGCCTCAAATAATTTCTTTTGAGCCTTTTTACGTTCTGGGTGCAATATTACAATTGATGCAATCATTTTTTCAGTTAATTTGCCCTTATCAATTATATCCTTTGATAAATAATCACCATAATTTTCCGGATTGCATCTAATATCCAAATCAATTTTGGCTTCAATTTCTTTGAGTTCTTCCTTTAGTGTATCATACTCCCTTTTGCAATCATCAACATCAGCTTCAGCATCTTCAAACTGCAAACCCCAACTATTATAAAGCTTCGGTTGGTTCAGCCATTCATCATCCAGCAAGTTTTTGTCAATGTCAAGTATCAGCTCTGGTTCCGATAAATCTTCTTTAGCCAACACATTTTCTTTCTTTATACCCATTTTGACCCTTTCCAAAATACATCTTGTATTATATTATCACAAAAAACCATCGTAGAACGCAAAATTTTTCTATTTTTCCTGAGCCTCAAATAATTTCTTTGCCTGCGATACATCACCTTCCATATCTGAAAGATGCAACGAGAAATCCTTTTGCCTGGCATGAACAAAAGCACTGGTGATCTTCAGCAGATTGATTCCATCACGAATGCGTTCGTCCCATTTTGCCAAATCAATACTTTCCAATTCATTTTTATCCAAAACTATTCCCAACGCTGCTATGTGTTTCCCCGCCAACACCAAACTCACATGCTCTGGAGATTTGTTTAGCATTCCAGCGAGACGATTTTCCATCTCAAGAAAGTCATTTTCTGTCGAGTACTCCTCACCTTTCATTCGCATCAACGCCCTACTATGATCATCGTTAGCATCAGAAAGCTTCATATAGTCTTCATAGCTTACAGGTTGCCACCCAACTTCATTTTTCATTTCAGATCTCCTCAACTAAATCTTTTTGTAATTTCTTTTTTAAGATATGCAACAGTTTGAAATTGAAATAATCTATTCAATAGACTCGGAACAAGGATTGCATCACCACCGGCTGCTATAAATTCGTCAACATTCTGATCTCTATCATCAAGAAGCACCCTATTCTCTGAAGCAAACATGGACTTTGGAACTTTAGTTATGACGGTTCGTTCCTTGTATCGTGGAAGGTGATTTTCAACCCACAAATACTTCCCCGTCCAAGACTGCGTATTTGGCATGGGGGTGGTCAAAAGGTAAACATTTTCTTCCCCAAAACTTCTCTCTACCAACTCAAGTATTTCCTTTCCATCTGCCGTCCAAAGCAAACTCTCCCAAAAATGAGTGGAGCAGAGAAGATTGAGATAACCTAAACTTACCTTTGCCCGTGACGCAATGTCACTAAGTATATCCCATCTTCCAGACTCATAAGGATAGTTGGAATAATCAAAAGGAATCTTTAACGCTCTATGTAAACCACCTATAAAATCCACCAGCACACCATCCACATCGAGATAACAAATCATCTTATCTCCCTCTTTTACGCTTTTCTTCATTTCTAATCCTCTTGATCTCTTTCTTTAGATCATCCTCGCTCATGTCAGGCAATAATCCAATTGACCAGTCCCATCTGAGGTCATACTCCTTTCGCGAAATCTGCATTGGTCTTCGTTTGCTTCCCTTGCCCATTTTATCTTTCCAAGAGAACTATCGCTTTGCAAAAAATTACCTTACCTTACCTTACCTTACCTTACCATACCAGACCTTACCGTACCTAACCACACCCTATTATTTTTTCACCTTATAATCATTAACCCTGAAACGACCATATAAGCCACCGTTTTGGGGTCTCCACCGCAGCAGCCCAACAAAACGACCAGCATCTTCCAAAAAGCGAATAAGCACTTCCTTATTCAGTTTCGGATGAATGCATTCGATTTCCAGCATACCCATCCACGTCTTTTCAAGTGTCGGAAATTTCTTGAGAACTCGCTTGCCACCACCCCGCTTTCCGTCAGAGGGAACGAATAGCTCCTCACAAACAACATCGTTTTCCTCTGCATCAAGCAATACATCCTCAAAAATCATCACGCCGCTACGCATCACCTTGGAATAGGTGGCACTACCCCCACCAGGAATCCTAACACCTGCCGCAGCATTCTCCAAAGCCAGCTTAAAGGCCATTGCGGGTATAAACAACTGATCTTTCTTGCTGTGAAGACGTTGTTTCCAGCAACGATTTTCCCAGTCCGCAGGCAGCTCGCCACGTTTCTTCGGTTCCGCCACGGGACGGGAGAAACTCAAAGGACTCGTACCTTCCAATTCACACATTAAAGTAAACATTCTATAACCCTTTCAATAAAAACCTTACCTTACCTTACCTTACCAAACCCTACCGCACCATACCTTACCACACCTCATTATTTTTTCTTAAACCATTCCTTTTTTGGTTTTAATGCGCCTTTAGACTTTTGCGATTTATCTTCTTCTTTCCATCTCTGAAAATTAGGCAACTTACGCTCTGAATTCACGACAAGTTTTCGATGTTCTAAAGCTTTTTCTTTTTTAGCCTTTGCTAACTCCTCCTTTGCAAATTTCTTGGCATCGAAAGGGGGCACTAAAAAATCACCTCTCATAATATCGTCCATTGTGAAGCTGGCATCAAAGCACCGGCTGACATTATCACAAAGTTCGCTCTCCGGCGCTGGTCTACCAACTTCCTCCCACATTTCTTCGATTTTCTTTTGTGTCAACATAAAAAACCTTACCTTACCTTACCATACCAGACCGCACCCCACCTGACCACACCAGACCAAAATCATTTTATTTTTTCAATTTCCTGAACCTTAGGTCTCTGCAAGTTCCAAATGCAGTGACGGGTGTACACATCTTGATCTCCACTTCGGACAAGAGTCCCCCCAACATGAGGGGATGTGTATCTTGAAGTCGTCCTGTATACAAAAGGTGTACGCGCCTGCCAGGCCGCCGTCACGGCACCACTGATAAACCCGAAACGATTGTCCTTCTTAAACCTCAAACGCACTTCAATATTGCGATGCCTGTGCGAACGTATGATAGCATCGGGCACCTCCAAACCCCATCTTCCAGAGTCCGACAGAATCTGCTCAATTTCCTTTAAGACAGCGCTTGACTCATACGCCAGCGAACCCGTAGTCCCGATGTGATGCGTCAAATGAATCAGCCCGTAATTCAGCCTGATATAAATTTCACCACGCGAATACTTCCCGTCCTCGTTGGGAACCGCACCAAGACGCTTAGCCAGCATTTCCTCGTACTCACCGGACTTGCCTGTGTGGGATTCAGTACCTCGTATGAAATAAAAACGCCCTTGACACTTTTCGACAACAGGCTCAAGAATTTGCTGTGCAACATTAACTTGGTCAGCGATATTCTGCGATATTTGAGTTGTAGCCCCATGGTGAACGCCGTCAATCGCGTCACCATTGAATACCACCGCGAAAGGCTCATCGTGCAGAACTTCCCTATCCGCAATCCATTTATCCCAGAAGAATCGCCAATAATCCCAGATTTCACGCTGCCATCGGTTCGGGGAATAGTAGCCACCGCCATCAAGCCGAACTTTATTAGGTGGACATAAACCGAACTGACAGCCACAATGTGTGTCAGAAATGACAACGAGATTATTGATCGGAACTTCGGTGACTTTTTTGGAATTACTTCGTTTCTTCTGTTTCATATGAGTCTCCTCATAAAAATTACCTTACCTTACCAGACCTTACCATACCTTACCTTACCAGACCTTACCATACCCCACCTCAACCTACCAAACCATATATTATATTATCACAAAAAATCACTCTAAAAACAAAAAAATTTCAATTATTTTTTACCGAGACCAAACGATTCTTTCAATTTCTTCTTCTTAGACAAATCCTCAAATATATTTGGCCTAACGCCTTTTAATCTTTTTCTTGAAATGTTACAATATTTCTCGGATATATCTATTCCGATATATTGACGACCCAACATCTTGGCAGCAACACAGGTAGTTCCAGAACCACAGAAAGGGTCGAGAATTGTTGCGTTACGATAACTATACAACTTTATTGCCCGTCTGGGCAATTCAACTGGAAATGAAGCTGGGTGTATTCTATTATTAGTTTGAGGTATAAAACTCCATATCTCAGTAGTTAGGTCTAAAAATTCTCTATTTCCATATCTATCTTTGATACCATTTTCTTTATGTAAAATTTTTCCATCTTTCCCCGCTACAATAATATATTCTTGCCTACCCCGCAAACTTGGAGATGAAGGACTTTTCCATGAACCCCAGGCAGTATTAGATAAATTACTTTTTTTATCCCAAACTATAATACCCATCATATACCATTTACGCCTCATTCGACTTGCAATATCACAATGTGAAGGATAATATGGATTCCGACCGGTATCATTACAGTTGATACATATTCGACCGCCCTTTACGAGAATCCGTAAACACTCATCCCAAACAAGATCAAGCCAATCAAGCCAATCCTCATAAGGCATTATATCTTCGTATTTATCATATTTAACACCTACATTATAGGGAGGACTCGTGACCACCAAATCTATACAGTTATCCGGCCAATCTTTCATAACCTCTAAACAATCACCGCAGATAATTTTATTGATTGGCAATTTCATTTCCCACCTTCAACGCACTCATAGCAAGCGGCAACAAGTCCTGCCATTTTTGAGTCGTAGAAATTGTCGCGAAACGCATCAATAATCACATAAGCCCTACTTGCAAACTTTCCAGCTTTTAGCAATTCAGTTTTACAGCAAGACAGCACTAACCAACGGATTTGTTCTGGATCCTCGCCCTCAGTTGCTTTTAGAATCGCCGCCATTTCTTTCCAATTCATTTTCCGATACAACAAACCCCTGACAATCTCAAACGCCTGCAATTCAGCAGTCGCAGTCACTATCGCATTGAGTTGTTCGTTCTTAGTCGACAAGTGAATAATACTGTTGAGGAAGACCAACGCCTTGCGAGCTGAACCATCACTATTGCCAATAATTTTCTCGACAACTTTTTTGTCTATCTTTACGCTTTCTTCCTCACAAACATACTTAATGAGATTCTCCAAATCATCATCTTTCAAAGACTTCACAACAATTTCTATGGCACGGTTACGAATTGTTCCCTTCAACTTTTCCGGATCCGTAGTCGTAAACAAAAAATAAACATGACTCGGCGTATCCTCAAGCATCTTCAAAAACTCATCTTGTGCATCCGAGGTCAGCTTATGACACTCGTCAATCAACCACACCCGACAATTGCCCTTCATCGGTGCCTGATGCATCCTACGTCTGATAGCTCGTACATCATCTATCTTGCGTGGGGCATCCTCGATAAAATCATGCCTGCTGCACCTCAATTTCCTACGGACAATCCTCGCAAGCGTAGTCTTACCACAACCAGTTGGGCCAGTAAAAAGGATGAAATGCGGAACGCTTTCCTGCTTGATTGCCGCCTCGAGTGTCCTGACAGCAACATCCTGGCCCACCATCTGATTAAGGTCTCTTGGTCTATATTTTTTGTAAAGTTCCACAGATTCTATCCTTTATAAAATTAAAAATATACAATAAAGGTTGGTTTCTTTGCCTTTCTTGCTTTATCTATTGTGTCTTTAGTTCCACGTGATTTGCCATCCCAGAAAGCTAATACCATATCACAATTATCAACTATTTGTTGATTACGTATAAATCCAGCTTGTTTGCCAAATTTATCCCAATCGGGTCGAAAAATCCGAATAGGACACCCCCACAGTTTAGCATATTCTTCTGCCAATGAATCTGCCCCTTTTGCACCACCAGAAACTAATTCTTCTAAATCATAATCATTAAATGTTCGTGAACCAACAATTATGTCTCCGCCAAAGTACCCAATCCAATATTCAAATAAATCATAATCATTAAATGTTCGTGAACCAACTATTGCTAATTTCATATCTCAATTTCCTCCTTCTCGTACCACGAACCCCCAACGGGGGCAACAGAAGCCTCAACCCTCAGAGGCACGATAATCCAATTCCAATGTTTTCGCAAATCTTCGTAGATGACCTGCTTAACTATGTCAAAATAATCTTTTCGCTCCCTTCTGTAAATATCGCCAACTATGCTGTCATGTATCTGACCGACTATCAATGACCTCATTTTATACTTTCGCAACAATTTCTGTATCCTAATCAACGACCACAACAGCAAATGAAAGGATGTTCCCTGAATAGGATAGTTAATTGCCTGCTTTCTATTGAGGCTTCCTGCAACCACAAAACCAGTAAGCATTTCAAAATAACCATTATCTTGGTATGCCCGCCACCAGTCTTTCTTCCATTGATTATATACTTTGAACCTTTTATTCCAGAAACCATACTCGATGTCTTGAATGTGCTTCTCAAATGTACCGTCTTCAGGCTCTTTATCCGGATCGCAAGCACCCAACTCAGTAATTCCATTCGACTCAAGATGTTTATATAGGCTAATACCATCAATCTTCAAATTGAACTCTTTTATTGCCTTCCACAAATCAGGAGCACACGACTTATACCAATCACCGTAGAACTCTGCAAAGACGAACCTATTTTTTCCAGCGTCACGCATCCAGTGCGTCACCTGACTCTTCTTGAGCATATAGATTTCAGCCGCCATATCACGGTGCATATCAAGCTTTGGATTTTCCATATACTTAATCATACGCGGATCTTTATGATAGCAAGTGGCACCACAAATCTCAGAACCCTTAAAATCAATCTCAACAATCTGATGATTTTCGCGTGCGATGAAGGCACGTCTAACAAGTTCGCTGATTTCAAGGTCTTTTATTGGAATATTCGTAAAGTTTGGATGATCACTACTTCCCCGATATGAACGCACAAGATTCAACGGAAAATTGGGATGCAAAAAACCATCAACAGTTTCTCGCAGTATATTCCGCAAATAGGTGCTCCTTGCCTTCTTCAGCTTTTCAATTTTCAAATAATCATCGACAAACTTCAGATCCGTAGATTTCAGATTTATTTTGTCCGCAGTCGGCCTACCCGTCTTGGTACGTGAAAGACAGGGATATTTCATTACATCGAAAAGAACCTTGCCCAACTGTTCCCGACTGCCGAGATTCGTTTTAACACCATAAGTTTTTCTCCACACTCTATAAATTTTATATTTCTTAAGGCTATTTGAAAGCTCTGTAATTCGTGTACCTGTATTGTCAATTGCCCTCTCAAGATAATCGACATTTATGTGTATGCCATTCGCCTCGACTTGAGACAGAGCAACGCACCCATCATGCAGCAATTTGTAGGCTTGGTTAGTTATAGGCTTCATTAAATTTCTATCTCACTATCACATCGAATTTTATCTGTTTTAATTCTATAACTATTCCTAAAAAGAATATTTCCAATAGATGCCTTAAAAATCCTACTATGCTTTCCATATCTATCAAACATATATTGCCTAAGACGTTTAGCACCTGATAATGAAACAGCCAACCAAATTCCACCTTCATCAGAATTATCATTCTTTACAATAGGAGATTTCACCCATTTACCTATAGGAAAAGTTAGAATTGTTGGGTTATTCCTTAATCCCAAACTTTTTCTATTTACAGTAGTCACTTTGAAAAATTGCATTTAATCAACTTCTTCTCCAATAAGTCTAATTTGTTTCATCGCCAACCAATATTCAAGATAACTGTCGAGTCCACCATAAGTTTTTCTCCATATCTTGTAAATCTTATATTTCTTGAGGCTGTTTGAAAGTTCTGTAATCCGTACGCCGGTATTGTCAATTGCCTTTTTAAGATAATCGACATCTATGCGTATGCCGTTCGCCTCGACTTGAGACAAAGCAACACATCCATCATGCAATAATTTATAGGCTTGGTTAGTTATAGGTTTCATAAATTTGTTTGTTTTCCATGACGCATTGGGCGTTTCTCATTGATTCGCATTTTGAAATTTATATCCGATTCCAAATCAATCCCCATCGTACCACAAATATCAAAAATCCTAATCGTAGCATCCGCCAATTCCTCTTTGAAATTCCCAATATCATTTTTTCTCACAGCCTCTGAAGCCTCGCCAATCTCAGATACTACCAACATAAGCTTGCCAAGCATCAAATCGGCATTGGTTCCACCTCTAATAGTTTCAGGTGTGAAGAATCCCTTATCTCTTCTCCAAGACACAATATAATCGCACCAATCTTTAATTGTCATTTCTTTTCTCCAATAAGTTTAATTTGTTTCATCGCCAACCAATATTCAAGATAACTGTCGAGTCCACCATACAATAGTAAATCCCGCAAATCCAATTCCTTAACTCGATTGAATTTGCTTCCCTTCACCGCTCGCAGGAATGGTTCTATATGAGTATTGTAATTCTCCTGCCCTAAATTCACAAATGCCTGAAACTTGAGCCCCGTAATGTGTGGACGATTGTCAAGAACATGTGCGGCAATCATAGTGTCCCAATACCAATTCATTACGGGATGCCCCAACTTCGCTCGTGTCCAACGATCCTCGAATTTCAAATTCGATGCTATCTTTGGCATTGCAGATTTAGTCATTTCATTGGTGGCTTCTATTGCCTCACCCGCCCAAGGATACGAAATCGTCCTTCGGCCCCGCCAACAAACGGAACAACTTACGATTTCTGTTCCTTCACCATCAGGTTTCAGACAATTAGTCTCAAAATCAAATGATACCACACCACCCTTCTTCATCATTTCCCTAAGTATCTTTGCAGATTCAAATGGCCTTGTAATTACCTCTATCTGTTTTTTATAGTCGGGAACTTCATCCCAAGGCTTGCTTTTCGCCTTACTGATCCCCAACTTCAAATGACTTTTGAAAAGCCTATCAAGTATTTTATCATTGCCCATCCTAAGTATATAAGAAGGATGATACGTAGGAACAATCCAAGCATTCAGCTCTCTGCAAGGGATGCAGAAACCGGCCCATCGACTAATATCACCAATATCTTCTTTCCACATTTCTGACAACAGTGATTTGCACGCTACTTCGCCTAATAAGAAAATTACGTTCGGATTGTATTCCTTAATGGTTTTCATCAGATTTGGTCTACAAGCTTTTATCATATAATCTTCTGGCTTCTTGTTGTTCCTCGGTCGGCAAATCACCGCATTCGTCTTTACGCAATCGACATCCAAATCGACATCGAGAGATTTCAGAAATCTTCGCAGCAACTTACCAGCACGCCCTACCAACTGCACGTTGTCTCTGTCCTCGTCTTTACCTGGAGCCTCCGCAACAAACAATATCTTCTTCCTACCTTTGCCAGTCGCGGGCATTTTCGGAGACTTGCAATGCCTATACAGACCGCACGAACCGCAAAGAGCGAAATTGCCCGTCTTTCGTTTGCTCTGTATTTTAGAGGATGAGAAGAAACCTTTTGTCATTTGAATATCCTAAATCCAGGATTCCGCCTTTCATACGCAATTCGCTTTCTTGACATTTCACATTGACTTTTATCTATATCTATGCCTATCCACTTACGGCCTAATCGCTCAGCAGCAATGCAAGTTGTTCCCGAACCAACATTCGGATCCAGTACAACATCACCCTGATTTGAAAAGTTTTTTATAAAAAAGTAAGCATCACCAATAGATTGTTCCCATCGGTCGCTTCTATGATGCTTTTCCGGTTTATCTTTAGGAACAATATTAGAAACCCAATTCAATGGATTTGCCTTTCCCTTAGAAAACACAAGAATACTTTTAGCACCACCAAAAATTTTCCTTGGATGTAATTGGCCGACTTGGTGGCTATTTATCTTATGAAACAAATAAAAATAATCAAGAAATTTTAACATGAATGGAAAAGTTAAGTCAAGCCAATAATCAGACGCATAAAAAACAGCGAACTTACCAGGCTTCAAAATACGAGACGATTCACGAGCTATTTGCTCATATAGATAAATCCCTTCTTTCACATAGGGCGGATCAACAAAAATCAAATCAATTGAACGCTCTGGAAACAATCTCATAGATTTTGAGCAATCGCCACAGATAATTTTCCCTATCGGCAATTTCATTCCTTTTCTTCCACCATACCTAATACGGTAACATAGACAAACTTTACACCCTTAACCTTCAGACGATCCTTTGTCACTTCGCATTCGTTATAATGTTGGACGAGTTCTACCAACAACTTCGGCGGAATCGTAAACTGCAAAGATGTCCCATCGTATTTAGATTTCTTGATTTCAGTGAACCATCCGGACACACCCTTACCAGTAATCTTGAATTTTCCCTTCTTGATATTCACAATCACATTATTGGCGCCGACATTCTCTGACGAGAAAATCTCCGCCTTTTCGACGGACTCCTTCAGTCCTTTCGGAAGATTCAATGGTGCGCCCTCAACTTGCAGTATCTCTGATATATCATCAGAAGGATATTCATCTACCCAATGACGGCAGCTAAGTACTAAACCATCAGAATTCCTAAAATGAATCCAGTGTTTTGTTTCACTGAATTCCACCATATCCAATGATATAATGTGCTTGATCGAATCCCTTCTTATCAAAATAGACCCACTCACATCAGTCTTCATCCTAAATCGTGTAACTTGGTAGTTGTCGCAGGCCTCCATCCATTTTGAAGTGATGTGAATATAATTCGTCACAACTCGCGCTTCATTATTTCCCGCGCATGGTTGAACAATCGCTATCGCGTCAGCAAAATTTTCAGGTAGTTTCTTCCATTTCTTCGGCTTGTCTACAGCATCAATTGGTAGCAAAATATCCTGTTCCATATTGATTCCCGCCTGCTTCTGCTTAGCCTTGATAAGCAAAGTCGTGCCCTTATTATTTTCACCGGCGGAGATTTCCAATTCATCCTCCTTCAACTTACGGAGTATGGAAATGAATGGCATTGCAGGCACTGCACCCTCAATCTTCAACAGTGATTTCTGCGAACAGGCAATCTCGTCATTGTATGTATTAACGGTCTTGCCCTTGAAAATGAAACAAGACGACTGTTCTATGATTTCCTTCGTTGACAAGCCTGGTAGGACGGATTCAAGCTGTTTCAAAAACTCTTCGCGATTTATCCGCATCTTTGAATCTCCTCAAAATAAATTTGGTTTGGTTTCTTTATATATTTTTTTTGATTTGCTAAACAGGCAACCTTCATAATATGGAGTAGCTTTATAAAAGCCAGGAAAATTACACCATGAAAAAATTTCCTTATATTCTGATTTATTATAAACAGCCCTATCTTTCATCAGATAAACCAATTGCTTAGCTTTGCGGAGTATATTTATCCTCTCCATAACAGTATCGAAAGTATCACTAATACTAACATAAATATACCACCGTGTTCGCCAATCTTTCAATCCGTTTTTCCTCAGCATTTTTAATGCTTTCATAACCGATTTTTTATATGAAATATGATCAAATGCAAACCTTATTTCTTTACAATGATGCAAGGAAAAAAGTTCTTTGCAAATTTTGTCAGTCAATAAACGGTGATCAAGACCTTGGTTAAAGTCAACTCTTAAACTTTCCTTTTTAAGTTGGCCACTAATTTTGAAAAAATGTTCGGGTGCTGCAAGAATATTATTATCCATGATTATAATATCTTTTGACTTTCCATCCCACAAATCATAAACATCTCCAACAATACTAAGCTTACCTTCTTTCTGTGGAACAATACACCAAGGACAATTCCTTATGCAGCCCCGTGTTGTAAAACCAAAATTCATTTTTGGTTTGATCTTTTCGATTACCGCTGGCAATTGCTTTTTCAAACTATAACCACTACCTCCAATTTCTGCAATACCCTCCCATTTCTTACATCGATGTTTGTTATAATCAAATACACAAGAGACATAGATTTTGTCGTAAACATCCATAAATGGCAAAAGGGATTTATCTTTTATTCTATAAATTTTAGCACCCCGCCGCTCGTGATATACACGAAGCTTTTCCAATGCAAGATTCGGAAGGATACTATCAACATTTACTAACAAAACTTTCATTATTTCTTGAAAATATACAGACCTTTATCATCTGTTTTAATGTTACTAATGCTTTTTTTCCTCGACAAATAGCTCGGTATCTGAGAAATTGTACGCCCCATAGATTCTGGGTTTCTGTTTGGAAATCTCTTTTTCAATAAATCCAAAATTTCCTTTTTCGAAATTGGCCCTTGGTTTTTTACAAATTCCAAAACCGACATTATTACACCTGGGGATCCATCTTTCTTTTTCCCAGCAATCCTCGTTGCCTGCTTCTTCGCTACCACAGATTCCGCCACATTCTTCACCGCATCTTTTTCCTCATTCTTCGCAGCTCGTGCTTTCTTTTCGGCAGCCCGTTCTCTCCCACGCTCCAGGGCATCTCTGATTTCCCGCTCCTGCTGCCTGTTCCTCTCAGCATTTTCGACATCAATTACAGTAACTTTGAGACCGTTTTTCTGAGCTCGCAGAATTTCGTTGACTTTTTTCTGGTTCTTCTCATCAAGCCCGGTTCCCTCGACAAGCATGTTCAAATTACCAAGCTTCTTCTGCAATCGAGTCACATCCCATTTGTCAGCAGTCTTGAATCCCAAAGCCTCAAAAATCTTGATGGCCCTGATCTTTGTTATTGTTCCCAGATTCTCTTCTTTTTTCTTGCCCATCATTTATCCTCTCTATTTCGATTAGAAATTCGCTTTTTGTTTTCCATCAGTTCGTGATATGCTTCCACAATTTCATCCTTGCGATTTTTCCACATGGTATTTGCAACAACTACAAGAATCTGATCCAAGCTCCTGCAGTTCGAGATCATATCCTCGACGAATTCTTGTGGCGTCCGATCTTGAAATGAACATGACGTTGTTTTGATCATTTACCACCTCCATTTTCCTGTTTCGTTCTCCCTTTCATCTTATTATATTATCACAAAAAACCATTGTAAAGTAGCAAAAATTCTTCCCATTTTATAAAAATTCTTAATCTAAATCTGTATCATTCAACACAGCAGTTAAAATACGACTATCGGGAGGTAATAAACTTCGAGGATTATCCAATAGCAAATCATACAAATTTTGACAGTGTTTTTTTGCCCACTCAAAAATTGATTCTGGATTCATTGCATGATAACGTGCCAACATAGTTGATGCACTCGCAATTAACGATTCACCTTCGGCGCAGGCCCAACCATCTTTAGGTCTCATTGCTTGTTTATAAGTCAACTCGTTTCTCCTTTAATTTACTTCATCCTTATCATATTATCGTGAAAAACACAACCAAAACGCAAAAGATTTTCAAAAGCAACTGCAAATAGCAGGATTTGCAAGTGCGAGACACCCTGCGACATGCACACACCGGCTCGAATGGAATTCGTCGTCTCGGAGCGAAATCCAGTTCAGACGCATAATTCCACGCTTTTTTTCATGCTCAGTCTGATTTATGCCAATCATTCCGGTCACTGAATCAATCTTTCTCCTGTCATCCGTAAAATTCGCCATCTTCAAAATATTCCTGTCATAAGACGACGCATCTGACTGGGTAGCTGTCACCAATAAGCAATGTCTCCGTTGACTCAGTGCACGCAAACGCTTCCATGTTTCGTTTATGCGATCACGACCTTCTATGCTAGCATATTCCATTTTGAGAATATCTGCATAATCAATGACTATCACATCTGGAATCCAAGAACTCCTCTCCCAATCTTGCAGAATGCTTTCAATCCCATCGACGCTGAGCGTTGAATTAAAGTGACACGACAACTTCAGATATGTCTCCTTACTCCTGATTTTCTTATGCATTACCTCTGCACACGCCTTTGCAGCCTTTCTCCAACTTAAACTTTTAGTGAATTCCTTTAGCTCAAATTCTCGTTCTACTTTCCTTTTCTTTTCATTGTACCAAACCCTTGTCGGATAATACACATCACAAGCATAGCGGGGTTGCTTAGATGCACGAATCATCAGACGCCTCATTGTTTGACTTTCACCCATGTCACCAACTTCAAACATCGCAACTTTCCTCCGCTGCAACATGGCTTCGTACGCAATGGCCATCAGCCAGAAAGACTTGCCAACACCCTTTTTGCCCATAAAAGAAATAAAACCCTCACGCTCAAGAGAATTCCTGAAAAACTTTCCAAGAGCACCCTGAAATTCAATCAGTGTTTCTTTCCTATCAGTTTCAAACGCTTTCCGAATTACATCCACATTTTGCAGGACGTCGATGCCCTCGCCAGCACCCATCTCGATTCTGCTGTAACCAACCAATCTATCATGTGCTCTGTCGGAATTTCCATCAGATATATCGGATTCGACTTGCTCAATCAAATTCTCAATCCTAACCTGATTAAAATACTGAGATGCGATGTCGATCATGTAATCACTATTACTCTCGGACTTCAAATCTTCGTATTCGTCACTCAATGACGATAGGAAACTGCTTACAAGATTCACACTGCTCTTGTCTTGGGTCCTCGACGACCATCCCTCAAATAGACTCTCGATGTGCTTCATGGGGGCTTTATTATATCGCTGATAATAATTCAAACACCATCGAGCGATTATGTTCGCCCATTTGGACTTGAAAGACCGAGGCTGCCACTTTGAGTTGATTCTCGCCAACACAACGGAATCGACAATCATGGCAATTAAAATTCTGCGTTCGTCACTATTATCTTTCTTATCTATTCGCATAAATTCTCAAAAATAATCAGTAAATTTTTTCAGCAATTCATCATAAAGCCAGTCTGCAGTACCTCCCATTTTAATTTGCCTTTGGACTATATCCGAGCCTGAAACGCAAAAATCATACTTTTTATTCTTCGATCGATATAATCTTAATCTGGCCCCAAAACCATTTGCCTGCTTAATCAATTGACGCAGCATATGTTCATCTGTCAGCTTTATTGTTTTAGTTTTTTTCATATCAATCCAAATGACTCTTTCGTCTTCCTGTTCAATTTCTTTTTTGATTTTTCAAACAAACTTGGCCTCATGCTCGCTATCAATTACATCCTTTGAAATAATGTTGGTTGAGATAAATACTTCTTAGATTGAAAACCCCGTTACCTTATCGGGAACCTCATCACCCCAAACATCCCAACCTTGTATGTGATCTCTCGCAAATAATTCTATCCGTGGCAAGTCGCCCATCAATTCTACAATTCTTTTTCTAACCTCATCAGGTTTTTTAGAATGGGCACTCCTCTGGCTTTCAACCAAAGCCCTGACTTTATGACTTTTTATCAATTTGTGGATAGATCTGCCTCTGGTAGCTAACAAGCACAACTCGACACCACTTTTCATTGTGTAAGCACCCATAAAACAAACAGAAGCTCCTCTTCTTGTTTTCTTAGCCCAAACGAACCCAATTGTTTTATACGTAAAACCCCAAGCATTTATTATCTCAATGCATCTTTCTAAATGATAATCAGTCGTCCAAATGAACAAAATACAATTAGCATCAGCAAGTTTGGAAATAGGTAGATTTTTTATGGCATTTGAACTCATTACTTTGTATGGAGGTCTTCTCATACCTCGTATGGTGGTACAATTAGAGTTTGCATTGCTATCATTATAATAACTCCAAGGCGGATCTGCATATATTATTTGGTATTTTTTATTGGGAAGTTTCTTATTCTTCATAATCAATTACATCCTTACCTCTTTTGACGCCTTCCTTATCTGTCCAAATTTTAGCCTTAATTTCTAAATTATCAATATCATCATCGGCAAGAATATCATTAAAATATTCTTGCCTATATATATTATATATATCTTTAACCCTGCTTAAATGGTTTAGAGCGGTTTTAATCCTACTTAAAGTGATACTTTTGAATTCCTTGTCAACATTGTGTAGAAAGATAATACGTATATATCTTTTCCTAAGATATTCACACTTGATTAACTTTTTATTTTCATACAATGATTTTATTAGTAAACTTATGGACGTCTTGCTGATATTAAGTAAATTGCCGAGTTGTTCATTTTTTGCAGTGCAATATCCATACCTGCTACATATCGTATGTATTACGGTAAATAGCAGCTTGCCGTTCGGTGTCAAATCTTTGCGAATCAACACCCCTCTCGGTATTAGGTAATGCTCATATTCTGATTTGTTTTGTTCAGATTTCATCGTCAACTTTCATCGTATTAGAATATCATATTTGTATATATTATCACTTAAAATAAACGTATCTCGTGAAAAATTCCCAAAATAACGTTTCAGACAGGCTCCTAACATCACTTTTAAGGGGCCTGACATGTGTTCTAATCGATTTTCCCACACTAATACATAGTTTAATACTGATTTTAAATTTTAAGGGCTTAGAACTCAAATTTTAGAGTTTTGAATGTAGATAGACCAACAGAAATCCCAAAGACGCCCCAATAACAAACCCGATTGTATATATTATCATAACCCCAGTTGGAATGTTCATCCCAAAATCTCCTTTCTCAATCGTTCTATGTTTTTTTCGTTTTCATCTGATGCGTCCTTCGCATCCAAACTCACATTGTAAGTATCACCAGAAAAGACTGACAGATCATTGACCAGCTTTCTCGCACGTCTCTGTGCCTCATGTTCGTTGTCAAAACAGATCGCCCTCGTTGGATACTTCGCGATTCGTTCGAGCTGTCCGTTTGAGTACCCAGAACCAAATGTAGCAACTGCCCCCTGACCGATTCTCCAAGCATCGAACACGCCTTCGACCACAATGACCGCGTATCGTGCGAAGTCCTCTCCGTAAAGGAGTTCCTTATGAGGCATTGCTTCTTCATTTTCACCTGCACTAATATATCTTGTAATTTTAGGGTTCTTTGAGATTGAGCGTGTCGTCCAGCTGACGATCTCCCCGTGGTAGTGGATCGGAATCCATATCCGCCAAGGGAGCCTGCTCGAAACTGTTATGCCCCATATTTTCCAGATGTACTCAATTTCCTTCCAATCAAATCCTCTGTCACGCAGATAGCATTTGTGCGCTTGATGAAGTTTTTGTATGCCTGTTGGCATGACGAGCCTGCCGAGGGGTTTCTGCTTTTCTTCAATATGCTCATGGTCAAGTGACCTCAGCAGCTTTTTGGCTTGATTGTAGGACAGTCCTGTGATTTCCATTAGGGTGTCTATGAGCCTGTGACTTCCACAACGCCAACAGTTGACGTAGTTCCCCGCTATCGAATAGCCCATGTGCCATTTATGGGAGTCCCTACCGCAGTAGGGGCAGTCAATCTGTATCCAGCCCTCGCGTGCGTGGTGATGCCCAGCGGGTGCAATTGGGATATTGTATTCAGATAATATGTCTTTGAATTTCATAAATTGTTTCCAGCTTTCCAGGAGGGTGAATACGCATCTGGATCGTTTTCAATGCTATCTAATCCTGAATCGGGACTGCTTACTATGTGAAGATTTTGGATCTCGATTATTTCGTGTTTTAGCTCTCTATGGCAACACAGACACTTATCTGCCAAGACCTCATTGCAAATACTACAAACAGTATTGGATAGGAAAAAATCTCCGCAGGACGAACATATATGTTGCTCATATTCTTCACTCATATCACGTACCTTTTAACAAAAGCTTCTTCTGTAACTCATCAAATATACTCAGCCGGTTCTTCTTTCTGCTCCCGTCAAGAGTCTCTGAAACCACATCCTGCTTCGACTGCAGTATCTCACAGAGGTGATGCTCGATAGTGTTCTCTGCTACGAGATAATATATAAGCAAAGAACTGTTATCATCAGGGTCAAATATCCTGTCTTCGCACTGTGTAAGATCGCCTGGAGTCCAATCAAATTCGATTGCGACTGCTGCTTTTGCCTTCGATAGTTCAATAACTGTACCAGCAGCCTTTGTTTGTCCAATACACAAACGATATTTTTTATTTGTCTGAAAGAGCTTTACAGCAAGGTGGCGTTTCTTGCCTCTGACAGTCCCGTCGATTACAACGCATTGACCCTCGTACCTACTGTGGAGTTGTCGAATAATCTCCTTGTGTATGGCGAAAATGACGAGCTTGCCGTGCTCCCTCTTCAGCCAGTCATCTATCCATTTTAGGGCATTCTTCATTTTTAGTGATACC